GTGGAAACGGGCTCAAAAAAATCGAACGGCATCTTCTTTCCTTTCGATGTATTGCATCTTACGCATGCACAGACCAAATTGGACTCATTATCGTCACCGCCCCGGGCAACCGGCAGAACATGATCCACAGTCGTGGCACCTTCTACCCCACAGTAGGCACAAATGCCTTGATCTCTGGCAATAATGCGCTTTCGTATTTGCTTCCACTTTGAGCTGTTACCTGCTCTTTGAGAATGATACGACACTAATGCCACCCATGCTTTTGCCAATGCGCAAATGCCTTGCAGCTTGATCCTGAATATCTGTGTTGGATATAGCGAATACTCCAGTCAATCATTCGATACCCATCAAGGTTGCGATACTTGGTGTTACGCATTTGACCTAAGCCAAAGTGATTGCCATTGGGATTGATTGCTTCTACTCTCCAATTGCTTTCTTTGGTAATCAGTTTATTGAAGCAGTTGTATTGAATTTCAGAAACAATCCTTGAATGTGCATACAGCTTTAATGAATCAATTGATGCTTGTTTAACATCTTTTGTTGCATGTGCCGGTGTAATGCCAATTACACATAGCACGGCCCAAACCATCAAACAGCGGCTGCGAGCTATCCGGCTAACCGGCTCGCTACCTCGTGTAGATGGTAATGATGGTGTCAAGAACCCCGCGTAATCTTGGGCGATTCCAACAGGTTTCACACACTTGTGGATAACACCTGTGGATAACTTTATCATTGGCTTAACTCAGCAATGCGAGCATCATCCACAATCTTGATGCCAAATGTGCCACATCCCATGCATTGGGCAAACCATTCATGCTCTGTTAATTCGGCACCTTTCTTGAGGCCAAAGCGTTGTTTAGGCTTTCCGTACAGCTTCTTGCAAATAGCGCAATCAAATTGCAGGATGTGCATAGTTGCTCCTTATCAATGTTTCAATTGGTTGCAGATTCACCTGTGGCACAGTCCAATTGTTTTGGCTGGTGTTTTTGTATCGCGGCTTTTTGGCCACAGCTACGGGCATCCAGCCCACAATGTGCATCTTTGGTGTGTTTCCCGTGACCAACACCGCAATGTCACGATCCTCTCGGTCGCTTTCTTGAATCCACAAATTGCTATTGGGATTGGCTGACCATTTGACCTCAATGTGTTCGCCCACATCGGCCTTAGATTTATCCCATGTGATGCCTGGCTCATAGTCATAACCCAATCGTTTTGCCACTACTAGCTCTGCCAGCATTGATTCTCCCATTTGTGCCACATACTCAAACCATGAAAGGTTTTTGACAATGCGTGAGCTATGGTCGGCTGATCTGTCATGGCAATGTGATATGGCTGCAATCATGCATTGCACCTCCTCAATGCGATTTATCATCGGCAATCTCCACAAAACCAAATGATGTTATCGGTGCGGTCATAGCCTTTTTGGTAGCCAAATTGATCTAATCGCCTTAGTTGTGAGCATTTGTCACATTGCTCAATTTTGTATTCTTCAACCACCACACCATTACACAGCAATTTTGCTGTCATGCTCTGTGGATGGATGATTTCAATGTAATCGCTCATTTTATTGACATCCAAATCATTGCCATCAATAGGATAATTTGAACAATTAACAGGCTTACAATCAATCGTTTTTTTGTCATAATTACACCTGTGGCTTAAAAGTGCCATCGCTGGTGAGCACATACCAAAGCGGTCTGCATTGCTTTTCTTTGATTTTTTCGCTGCAAAAGTATCCCGCCCATGGCTTTGGCGCATCGGGTTTGCTTTGATTCCATCGCATTGATCCATGTGAGCAACCCGGCACAGTCTCAGCTGTCCAAGCTGTGTCTTTGACTTCTTCGGCTTCTTCTCTGGTCTGATAGCTTGGCACATCTCCAAATTTTGTTGCCCAATAGTCATAATCCATTGCCTTTGGTAATTTGCCATTCACCTGTGTCATAACCTCTTGTGTGGCCTTTTCCGTGCCACCCATGACCAAAGCCATCACGCGCATCAAAGCTGAGGTGCAAGTATCTTCAACCATCCAACGCCTCATTTTTTCGCTGTAAGCTGCAAGAAAACCATGTGCATAATCAATGCCAGCCGGATCAATTTCTGTCTGATTGCGCCATGCTTTGGCTTGAACCAGCACATAGCCTTTTTCGGCATTAAATTCCACAATGTGCGTTTCAAGCCGGCCTTGCGGATATGTGGCAATCCAGCGATCTGTGCGCTCTTTGTTGCCTTCGTAATTATCCATAAACGCCATTAGCGCACCGCCTGACCTGATGCATGGCGGCCCACGGCTTTGCCTCGCTGATAGCCATCTTTGTGGCCTTCTTTGTATCCAATCGCATAGCTGCAAATAGCCCACAAAATGCAAGCCAGCACCATAAATATAAACACACCAATTTCACCTGATGTCATTTTTTGCTCCCGTTTCTGGGAGCCGTGTCTCAGCTCCCAAATACAGAGTGACAGGCACAGCCGACATTTTCAAGAATCACGCTCAAATCATGGCGTGTCGTTACCGCTTAAACGCCGTTCAATAGTTTTTTCATATTCTGATTTTGGTTTGTCTTTGAGGCCATTTGATGCCAACACACCACCCAATGAACCGGTAAGAAAGATTGCCAAAGTCTTTAGCAAATCAATGAAAGCTGCATCATTAGGAGATTGGTTGCCAATTGGTTGAGTCACAAAAATCAAAGCATAAGTAATGCCTAAAGTAACAACGAGAAACACAATGGCCAAAACCGAGCCAATTAGAAACATAAGCCGCGCTTTGATGTCCTCTTGGCTCAATCGTTCTTTATTTTTGGAGGCCATCACCAATCACATCCTCGGTGCAGGTGCCAGTTACTTGGCATTGTGGTTTTTGACATTCCGGGTTTTTCCAATTCTCAAATTCTTGGCATGGATACCTGACCCATCCATCATAACCACACCCGGCAAGGCTTAGCGATAAACTTAAAGCTAAACCTGCCGCGCGTAGCTTCAAAATCACTTTCCAGTTGATCCAAATGCTTTGTCAGCTGGATTGAGCCAGCGCAAAATGACGGGCACAACAGCTGCCACGCCACCCATTGCTATTTGCTTCCAATCTCCACCAGCCATATAAACGGCCAATGCAGCTGCGATGTATGAGCGAGCCCATGATGCGGCAATTGCTTTTGCTTTATCCATTATTTTTCTCCTTTTGGTCGGTCGGGCAAATCACCCGAAAACGGGCCATAAGCTGGACGGCCGTAGCCAACAACAAATGACCTTGCTCCCAAAGTTCTCGATTTCACCATAACTTCGCCACCATTGCGCTGATCCCCACCGCCTGATGTGTTGCCTTCGATAGTCACAATCTGTTTCTCCGATGCCCGAATGACTAAACCAATGTGATTTATTGTCACCTTGTCATCAATAATAAAATCGAAAAACACAAAATCACCAATCTTTGGTGTTTCGTGCCATTGCTTGTTTTTCTTAAATGCCTCGGCCCCGGCTTTGGTGCTAACCACATTTGGCACTTTTACACCAGCTTGATCCGCGCACCAATTGAGAAATGACCCACACCATGGCAGCTTGTCGGCTTTCATGTGTTTGCCATACTTTGTCTCGTTGTTTCCAGTCTCAGCTGTGCCGACTTCGGCAAGCGCAATCTGAATCAAACGAGGCAATGTGCCTTGTGGAAATGTCATTTACAAACCTAATGCCGCTTTAAGGTCGGCAACAGATAGACCAACGCTTGCTAGTTTCTCAGCCACAGTTAATTCTTTAATTCCGTCAGTACCATTATGAGCAGCAACAACAGGTTGAGCCTTTGCCTCATCTTTTGCTTGAATGTCTAGGTGCAAAAATCCTTCTGCATCTACCTCTGGTATTCCATTTACTGTAACACCAGCACTTTTTAATTCTTCAATTAATTCATTGCCATTAAGATTAGTTGGTTTGTTAAATTGGATCATTTTATGCTCCTAAGTATTGAATGCCGAAAAAAGTGGCGGAGTTGCTTAAAGTTGCGGTTGTAGATTGGTTGTAAGCCACCATAGTTACATAATCACCAGCAGTTAAATAGGCATCACCTGAGAAAACCGCCTGCACATAGGTCGCTGTTGGGTCATTTGCTCCGTCTGCAAAGATATTAGGAGAAAAAGTGGCACCATTTTTTTTGAAACCTATTTGTCGAATACCTCCAGTACTTGATGTATCAAATCTGGCATATGCGTAAATACGATAATATCCAGTTTTGCCAGATGGTATTGTCAATCGGTCAGTATTTGTTGCCGTACTGTGATAAGTATTTGTATCAAAACTTTCTGAGTTGAAAGTAACTGTTGTAGTTGTATTTGCGGATAAATTAAATCCTGCGCTGTTATAGACGAGGCAACCGCTAAAGGTTGTACCGCTTGCGGGTGTAGCCCATGACGGAACACCTGCTGCGACTGTCAGCACTTGACCAGTCGTGCCAACACCAAGTCGTGTTACGGCACTTGCACCAGTTGCATAAATTACATCACCAGCAGTTGTGACTGTTGATTTTGGAATTGCTGCTGCTGCTAAGTCGTAAGCTGATTTCACAGCTGTGGGTGTCGCTGCCAAAATTGAAGATGTCGTTGATGTTGAATCCGAAAGCTGCACAGCTCCTTTTTGGGTAGTCAATGCGTCTTGAATTCCAACAGTTACAGCACCAGATGATCCACCACCTGTTAAAGGTGCAGTAGCTGTGATGCCCGTGATATCGCCTTGATCATTGGCAATCCACACAAAATCCATGTCGGTGTTTGAATTCTTGGCCAGAATCTGGCCCGATGTGCCACCTAGTAAATCGGCCATTGATGTGGCAACAGCTTGCCCAAACACCTCAAAATCTGCCGGCAAATCTGTAACCAAATCCGTTGCCGTAGGCATTTGCCACGAAAACGGGGTTGTTGGATTACTCATGTTTTCTCCTTACGCTACGACTAACGCATCAGCCCAATTTAGGCTTCCGCTAATTGTGTTCCATTGTTCTGCCGCTGAGACATCTTGCCATTGCATGGCTTGCAAGCTAAATGACAGCGGAGAAAGTATTGCGGTTACTGACACCGAATTGTAGGAGGCACGCCATGACCAGCCTTCGACAAATCCAAGATATGTGCCAGAGGCCATGTTGAGTGGCAAATTAGTAATGCGCAATGGCAAGCCCATAAAAATGCCAATTAAGGCATCTCGGTCAGCATCGTCAATTTCAGAGTTTGTCAGCTCAAATGTGATTTGGTTAAAATTAGCCTGTGGGTAGGCTCTTAGCGTTAGATAAAACGCTGCCTGATCCTCTGCATCATTTTGATGTTTGACTGTTGTTGTAATGATTTGAGCCAGTTTGCCATAAGCCAAAATGGATGCAGCATCGCTGTCTGTAACCTCCGAGTTTGAATTTGTGCCATATTTCAGCACAATTTCGTTTCGGATGTCACCAGCTCTAGTTTGCACAAATAATGAATTGGCTAATGCTTGAGCTGCCGACACATCAATGTAGCCGTTGGTGGCCAAATAGATTGAGCGATGATCTGCCGAGGCATAGGATATTCGGCCTTGAGCATCTTCATAAATGTAGCCCAATCCCGATGTTGCCAAAGCTGACACCAATGAATAAACATCAATTGTTGATGATGATCTTTGTGCTAATTCATAGCTGCCCGGTGTGTCAATTTCGCCCAAGCCTGTGTTTTCGGCATCCTGCCATTGGGTCGTTGGATCGTAAGTAGCCCATGTTAAAGCTGCTGGCACTTCATTCCATGAATTGACCAACAAATCGGTGAGGATAGTGAGAATCTGATCTCCATCAAAATCCTGTGACAAAACGCCATCTGTTAATGCTTTTGGCAATCTGGCCAAAGCTCCCACAGCTGTAATTCTGACCGATTGATTAATTCCGACTACACCTGATGCAGCTATGCCAATGCCTAAATCAACAACTGTACCGCCAAAGATTGGCACAAATGTAGCTGTGGAATCTTGCAACTCAATAGTGACAGAATCATTGATTTCAATGTCAATGTTGGATTGATCCAAATTGATTAGCTCTAGGCTGACATATCCGGCATTTGCTTGCTCATAAATGTTTGTGCGCCCGGATGTAGTCGAAAGGTTAGCCAACACATAATTTGTGTATTGAACACCTGCAATTTTAACGCGCCAAATTGGATTAAAAATTGTCATAGATAAACCAAATTGCTTGCACCATTGGTGCCTCTGAAAGTCGAGTTGTTAAGAGCATTGGCTGTTGCGCGGCTAAATGCCTCTTCATCAATGATTGATGGAGCATTGACATTGATTGTAATTCCACCTTGAGCGGCTAGTCGTGCAGCATTTTGAGAATCGGTAAAACCGCCTCCGGCTTGGGCTGCCAATCGAGCTGCATTCTGTGAATCTGTAAATGCACCAGCAATAGCTTTTGTTGCTACGGCAGCTTTTGTGACTGTTGATGCCGCTTCATTAAGAATTGTGTTGGCGTTTGTGCCGCCCGTTGTGCCGCCCGTTGTGCCGCCCGTTGTGCCTCCCGTTGTGCCTCCCGTTGTGATTCCACTACCGGTTGTTCGACCACCTGAAATTGCGCCCGGTGCGCCTGATGTCGCAAAACCTGATGTGCCAATTTTGGAAATCGGGCTTATATCTGCACCCGGTTTGACGATATTAGCAGCACGAATTGCTATGTTGGCAAGATCAATTGCTGTGTTAATTAATCCTTTTAAGGCTCCAACAACATTTGCAAAAACATTCAAAACAACGCTGGCAATGTCTCCAATTATGCTAAAAGCCTTACCAATGACAGTTCCAATAATAGGTGCTGCCACTTTAACAACATCAAAAAATGCTTTGAATTCATCTTTGTTTTCAATGACAGTTGCTTTCATTTTGTCAAAAACTGATCTAAATGCTTCAAAAATGGGTTGGACAAAACTTTTAATTCCATCAGCCAAAGTGCGCAATGTGCCGTTCATGCCATCGGCATTTGACCCAAAAGCATCAGCGACTTGTTGCACGATTGGAATAACTTTTTCCGAAAACAAAGTGGCCAATTCTAAAACAACAGGCAAAAGCGCGGTGCCAATAGTGACTTTGGCGTTTTCCAATTGAGCTGTAAGAATGCGTGTTTTGTTTGCTAGGCCATCGCTGGTGCGCTCAAAATCGCCTTGTGCAGCTGATGTTTGCTGGTAAATAAGAGCTTGAGCCGCCAAAACCTTTTGCTGTGGTGTTAATGCGTTTTTGGTTGTGCTGACAATTCCCAATTCCAAAGCGGCTTGGCGCAATGAAGCATCATCAAGCAAAACGCCATACGCACGCAATGGTTCGGCTTCACCGCGTAGTGCTGAGCCAATTGCATTGATTGCTTGCTCGGGTGATGTGTTGTTGAATGAAGCAAGATCGGAAGCTAATTGAACAAAGCCTGTTGAAAAACCTGATAAATCCTTGCCGCTTAATCCGGCAGCTCTGCCAAATGTCGCAAATGTGGCAGCTGCATCCAACGCCTGTTGCTTGGTCTGGCCTAATGATGATGCTGCACTATCTGCAAAATCTTCTATGTCTTTTGCTGTGTCACCGAATAACACATTCACTTTTGAGATGGTTTCGCTTAAATCGCTTGCAGCTTTAACAGCATCCACGCCAATTTTGATGGCCATAACTCCAGCGGCAGCGGCCACAGCGGCAAATGCTAAAGCAGCCTTTTTGCTAAAATCCCCAACCTTAGTGCCAAATGAATCAACCTCGGTTGTTGCGCCTTTAACGCCTTTTTTTAGTGAATCTAAATCAGCATCAAAGGTTACTGTGACTTTTGGAATTTTTGCCATTAATCGAGTCCGTTCGCTCTGATAAGTGTTTGAACCATTGCAATGTATTCTTTGGCCACAACCGGCGTGTAGAAATCAACGGCTGGTGTTATCCAATAACCGCTTGGATTTGCGGGAGCTTTAAATCTGTTTGTGTATCTTCTACCGGCTCTATCAATGCCGGGATGCGAGCCATATTCTGATCCCCATAAAAGTGTTCCGGCAGCAGCTCGTGATTGATTTGTGCGTTTGCCGCCTTTGCCTGTTTTGCCGCCATACTTACGGCCCACTTGCTTTGTGCCACCAATATCAACACGAATAAGCCGGTCGCGTGGTGTGGTGATTGAGTCCATCACCAATTTTGCTTGGGGTGTTGGAGAAACAAGGCCAAATTGCATTAATTGCCCGGCAAGCCGCTTCGACATTGTTTGTGCTTCGGTTCTGACTTGATCTTGCACTTCTTTTGGCAAGGCAGACAAAAGCCTAAATAGATTTTTTAATTCTAAAGGCTCAACAGTAAATGAAAAGGTGCCGGTGTCTCTGGATGATTTAGTTGCCATTGCGCCTCCTCAAAATGTCATACACAGTTAAAACATCTTCCGCTGTTTGAAACTCTGATCGTGACAATCCGGTGGTGATGGCCAATTCCCAAATAATCCGGTTTATTGTTCCCGGCTCGTAACTTTTGGGTGTTCGGTTTCTCCCATACTGATGTCCGTAACAGTCTCGCACCACACCTCAAATGGCTTGACAGTTTTACCGGCTGCCTCGCGCTTCATTGAGTGATACGCCAAAAACATCAAATCAGCAATTCCCAATTTCTCGGCTACTTGCTGAATCGTGTTTCCGGTTTTCTGTTCCCATTTCATCCATTCCGGTGGTAGCGCGGTATATGTTGCGCTATCCCCCGAAACAAACTCAATTGTTATTGGTAATTTCATGCTCCCGATCTCCTTTTTATAGTGTTGGTGTAGTCACACAGGTAAATGCTAGTGAAACAGTTTGTGCATCTGGTGCTGTGCCTCCAGCTGATGGGAAAATTGGCTGGACATCAAAGTTGAACACCGATCCTGATGCAGCTGTAAAGACAACAGCCAATGGTGTGTTTGGTGCTGTGTCTGCCGCTGTCCAAAGTGCGTTGCACAATGATCCACCAGCTGGCCAATCGGCAAGCATTTCAACAGCAAACGATCCTTGCGAATCAGTCGTAAAATACGCCTTGCCGTCCAAAGTTTGATATGTATTGATTGTTGAATCAATAGTTAGAATTGCGGATGTGGCCTGAGCATCATAAGTATCACCAGCAATGGTGAATGTGATATCTCTGCCGGTCACGATAGATGTTGGCATGATTTCTCCTTAGTTGGTGTAGTAGGTGCTTACTTGTAAATCGGCAATGAGGTATTTACCTGCACCGACTTCCAATGATTGAGGTTGATTTACATCGCCGACTTCATATCCATCGGGCATTGTGCTGATGATGTCAATCATCAATTGTTCTAAATTGTCCAAAGCCGCTGCATTGTTCATATAAGCAACAACACCGGTGACAGTTAAATTGATTTTAACTTTAGTTGTTGCGCCGTTAATTAAAACGCTTTCCAAATACGGCGTTCCCGGGATTAAAACAATGCTTGGGCTTGTCATTGTCTCCGGAATGCCATTATAGACATTGGCGGCAATTGTGGAAAGTGTTGTTTGCAATGGTGTTCTGATGTCAGCTTCAATTGTCATTGGCACATTGCCTCAACATCCAAAAATGGCCCAAGCAACCCAACGACTCTATTTGTAAGGCTTCGGCCTAAAATAAATGGTTGCGGCTGGAATGTGTCTGACATAATTTGATTGCCGGGAGCTGTAATGCTCTGAAAAATCTCAACCGAAACAACCAAAATTGCGTTTTCAATAGGTGGTGTGCTGGCATAAAGTTGCGCGGCTGATGCTCCGGATAAAGTAGCCAATGCGCTTGGAATAAATGGCAATGGATATGTGCGATCTGCGGCAGCTGTTGCCGCTGTAAATGTGTAAGGCTCAATACGATCATCGGTGACTGTGTAAGTGCCATTGTATGTTCCGGCCCCGGTAACAATGACAGATTGCCCCGGCACAAAATAATTTGGCCGAATTGTAGTGAAATAAATGACGGAATCACTTACATTGGCAAATGTCACCGATGATTGGTATTGCGTAAGTAAAGGCAAAATCGTTTGCTCGGCTGAATCAATAAATGAATCAAGTTGTGCGTCAGAATATAAAGAAACCGAGACACCAAGAATGGATCGTAGCTGTGAGGCTGTGACTATTGCTGGCATCTCGGTTCCTTTCGTGTCAGTAGCGTTCGGGAGCGACCGCTACCGATTTTGATTTTTTAGTTATCAGGTCTGGTTCCAGCATGCGCCAAATGGAATCTTTGGAGCAATTGCTGCATAACCATAGTAAAGAATATCAATGGTTCCATCGCTTTGAATTGCTGTGCGCAATGTAAAGCGTGGTGACTCATACCATGTCCAAGCATCTGGATTGACAACAACCATTGAGAAATCTCCGGTTGATGTTGTTGGGCCAGCGTTGCCAATTGAACGAGAAACAAAGAGATTCAGACCCGGTGAAACTACACCGCGCAATGAATCGCCTCTCACATTACCGGCTGCATTTGATGGTTGCGCCGCATTGTATAGCGGTGCGCCATTGTCGTTGTAGCCCATAATGTTTGTCCATTGTCCAGGAGAAACAACGATGTTACGGGCAAAACCAAGTGATGATGAATAAACAGCACCAGCAGCTTGAGATGTGTAAGCCAAAAATCCTGTTGATGAGTTTGCATTCACACCAGTTTGCTGACCTGCACCAGCAATTGTGCCAACGGCAAATTCATCAGTTACTTTTGCATAAGCAAATTCTAGATTTTGCAAAAGAGCTGTTAGATATTCTGGACGGCTGCGATCTATGAGTTCGACAGTTGAGATTGCACGGCCTTTGAATGATTGAACAGGTACGCTCAAGAATGTTGCTGATAATGATGATTCTGTAACAGCTGCATTTTCTGCAACATTTGCCACAGTAGGCACGGCAGTAACGCGAGGAATTTCAAATGTCATTCCTTCGCCCACTAATGTCTCTCTGGATAGCGCATCAATCATTCCGCGATCAGCGTTGGCCAATGCATTAACAATTTGTGTGCTCTGAGGTGTTGGAATCATGCCGGGTGCTGTGCCAGTCGTATTATCGGCGGCCTTGATGTATTGGCGTGAATCTTCATCATGAAGAATTGTTGCCTTTAAATAGTGCTCAAGGTATGAAACCTTTGACACAATTGGTGATCGTGGAGCTGTGTAATAGGCAGGTCGTGATGCCTGTACAGCCTCAGCTGGAGCCTCTACCGGTTCAACGGCAGGAGCGGTGTTTTCGGTAGTGTTATCCACTTTGTCTCCTTCATTTGGGTTTGATGTCTCTGCAACTATTTCAGTTTCAGAATCTTCTGATGCTGCTACTTCTGAAACGCGTGCAGATCGCACGGCTGGTTCAGTAACGAGTGCCACGCCTTTTAGCTGGCCATTTAAAACTTTCATGGTGCCATCTTTTTGCATTTCATAATTATCAACAGCCAATTCAATGCTGAATCCATCGCGTAAGCCTTCCATTGCCTCTGTAAGCGCATCGGTGCCAGCTGTGGTGTTAGCAATCTTGAAAGTCGCTGTCATTTCCTTATCATTCACACTCATGGCAATGCTCTTTCCAATTCGGCGTGTGTTGTCATGCTCAAGGTTTAAAAAAACATCTTGAGGCACAATTGATCCACGAGCAAAAGTCACTTTGCCTGTGCTGGCATTTGCTTGCTCGTTGAATGCAACTATGCGGCCGGTGATTGTTCTTGAATCCGAATCAGCTGCTGTGATTTCCATGGGTGTTGTTAGCTTCATGAGATCATATCCTCCATTTGTCTAATTTCATCGGTAGTGATTGCTCCGATGTCGAACAAAATCTTGTAAATCTCTGCACGCTCTTTTTCTGAGCCGCGTAGGTATGCCTTCAAATCAAATTCAACGCGCTGTGTTGATGGCGTAAAATCTGGCATTGAAAGGCGGCTGGTCAAGCTGTTCATCAATGGGAGCAGCGAGAAATCCAAAAGAGTTTGACGCGCCGTTTGGGCGTTTTGATAGGTCATGGATGATCCAGTCGGCGCATCAATAAAGTAAGCCGGAATACCAACGGCTCTTGCCAGTTCGGTTGCAATTATTTCCCGGGCTGCGTTTAGGCCAATTTGTTCCGGTGTAAAGCCAACTGTTTCCATTGTGATGTCCGCATTGAGGAATGCCGTTCCGCGATTTCTTCGCGCTGCCCCCCAAGCATCAAGCAATTTTGCAATGCGGTCTGCTGGCAATGCGGTGCCATTTGATTTTAAAACCATTGATGGCACAGGTTCGCGTGCATACATTGCGGCAGCTCTTTCAAGCTCTGCACCGGCGCGAATTGTGCGACCGGCTCTATTTAACAGACCTTCATCATTGCCATAAAACACAACAAGCGATCCAACGCCGGTGTCTGGCACTTGCATTCCATCAACTGTGTAATACTCAATTTGCGTGCCTTTATCGTTTAAGAAAACACCAACACGATTAGGAGCAACGCGCCACATTTCTCTTACTCTAAATGTGTCCGCAAAAAGCGACATGACCTGAAAATATGAAAATCCCGTAAATAATAAATCCTCGCACGCCCATACCCAACTAACAGCCCCCGGCACTCTGCGATCCGGATCATCAATGACAATTGGCTGGTCAATAATTGTGCCGGTAGCTTTATCTCGTGTGATAAGTGGAATTGTGGCAATTGAATTACAGATCATGTTTCTAGCGCGAGCGATGGCTGGCACAGACATGGCTTCTTCGCGGGTTGCTAAATAATCAGCCCCCCCAAATGGATAAAACGCATCTAATGTTGGAGCTGGCCCAATTTGTGCAGCAACATCAGCACCGCGCAATGGCGCAACTGTTTCAATGGTGCGTTTGCGGTCAAATAATCCCATGCACCCATTTTCTCAAAATGTCAAGCATCAACCCACTAAAATGTCTATTTCCGTTTCTGGGCGTGTCGCAAAGTGCGTGCATAATGCAGCGGCCACAGCGGCGGCCACGGCCGTTCCGCTGGCACGCCTTCCAATAACCCATCCACCATCGCCTTTACGCAATCGCACAGCTGAAAGCATTTGTTCAGTCAGCGTTGATTGATTTCGATGTTTTAAGCGACCAGAATTGATTGCACCCAATAATTCATCACATGCTTGCGGGTAAGCCGAATCCATGTCATGAATTGGAATGCCGGCTGGCACCATGCGCGCGGCAATGGCCCCGGTCGTGCGCCGTGAATAAAGCAAGTACTCAATAGGATATTTTCGGCAATAAGCCGCTGCATCATTTGCAATTGCCCGATCATCTAGCTGAATCGTGTTTTCCCATGTGTGAAGCAGCTTTACCACAAAACTCTCTGATCCGAGCTTTTGCGCTCCCACAAGTGCTGCATTTTTTCTGTCCGGTGAAATATCAATGGCCATCCATGTGAGTTTGTCAATATCAAGGTCAATTGTTTCATCTCCACAGGCTTGCCACTCTTTGGCACCAATAACGCTTGAGATTGTCTGAACCCAACGATTTAAAACCTCGGTCATTACTACATCGGGAGGATCATTAAAAACAGCTCGGATATTATCTGGGTGAATTGTTATGTTGAGTCCCGGATTTGCAAAAGCCGCGTTTTCTAATGAGATTTCGTCAGTAGGAGCAGACCATTCAAAATAACCCACATTATCGTTTGCCCCACTAGCTGCCGCCAATCCGCGCTCTCTCAATTGGTTGAGCACAATTGAGTGCGAATCTCCGGCCGTCGAAAAACAGCTGATTTGCGGATTCTTGGCCGCCATCAATGTATAACGCAAGCTGGCAAAAGTTTCCATATCGTGCAGCTCTCGTATTTCATCCATATGCACGCTTTCGGGTTTTGATAAACCTCTAGCCGCTGATCCACCAGCTTTGATGACAAAACGCGATCCTTCTAAGGTTTCAATCTCCTCAGCTCCATGTTGCCACCTAATTCGCTTTACCCGTTTTGCCAAATCATCATGACTTTCAATAATTTGGACAATTGCTCTAAATTGCTCAAGCGATGTGACTAGCCGGTGAGCTGTGGAGACTTGCAAGGATTCTTGCCAATGAAAAAGTCCCATTAAAATTCTTGCACTCATGTATGTTGATTTTCCATTTTGTCTCGCACAGCTGGCCACCGAAATTGGGTGATGGTAGCGGCCATCCGGTTTTACCTTGAGCGAATGTTCGGCCAACCACTTTTGCCACGGCATAAAACCGCCTTCAATGATCTGGTCAGCAAAATCAATCAGTTCAAAGCCGCGCGAAGGCAAATCATTGAGCGGTGAGTGAATTCTAGGCTCTGTGACCGATTGAAAAACCGATTGCAGCCCATCTGAGACTATTTCAACCGGTTGTGGGTCAATTATGACCTGACCATCACTATTCATGGCTTTGGCTGTCGTTTTCGGGTACAAAGAAGCCCC